TCGTCGCCGTCGTTGCGATCGACCAGACCGCGACCAAGGAATGGGCGGACTTCGCCCTGGCCATCCCCACCACGGCGGCGTAAATGGCCCTGTTCAAGCTCTTCTTCGGCCGCAAGGCGCTCGCCGCCGGGGCGATCACGCTCGTCGCCGCGGCCTGCAGCCAGGCGTCTGCATCACCGGGCGCCGGCGTCACCCAGATCCACCAGATCTCTGCCGCTGCGTGCGTCCAGGGCGCGACGTCTGGCGTCGCCGCCGGTTCGCAGATCCACCAGCTGGCCGCCGCACCGTGCTCGCAGGCTCAGGCCAGCGGTACCGCGGCGGTCACCCAGGATCATGCCCTGGTGGCCGCGGCCTCGGCCCAGGCCAACGGCAGCGCGACCGGCATCGTCGATGCCGGCACCATCTTCCTTGCCGCAGTACCCGCCTCGCAGCCGGGCACGTCCGGCACGGCCGCCATCACGCAGGATCACGCGCTGGCGGCGCTCGGTATCACCCAGACCAATGCGTGCAGCGTCGGCGCCGTGGGCGGCGCCGACCACCTGGGCTGGCTGGTCACCGGGCATCAGGCGGCGACGGTGCTGACCGCCAGCGCCCAGCTGGCGACGCAATGGAGGTCAAGCCATGCCCACGCCTGACCGCTACGTGCCTGGCGCCGTCACGCGCCTGTCCGTGGCCATCGCCGACGTCGCGGACATCGCCGTCGATCCTGGTGCGCTGCGCCTCAAGTTCAAGACGCCTGCGGGCGTCACCACCACCTACACCTACGGTACGGACGTCGAGGTGGTGCGCGACAGCGCCGGCGCCTATCACGCCGACCTGCCGCTGCCCGCCGCCGGCCAGTACCGCTATCGATGGGAGGCCGATGCGCCCTACGCAGGGGCGTCGGAAGGCTTTTTGCACGTGGCGGAGAGCCTCGTATGACGGACATCTTCGACCGTGCCACGGAGATCGAGGAGCAGCAGCGCGAGGACGCGCTGCAGGCGCAAGCCCGCCGCGCCGGCCTCGATGGCAAAACCGTGGCCGATTCGGCGACCCATTGCGGCGCCTGTGGCTACCTGATCCCCATTGCCCGCCGCCGCGCGGTACCGGGCGTGCAAACCTGTGTGACGTGCCAGGGCGACCTGGAACGCGCCCTCAACCCGAGACCCGAGAGGCCCGCCTGATGGATATCGACCTTGCCAAGTTCCTGCTGCAACTGCTGGAGTTCATCGTTGTCGGCGCCTGCAGCGTCTACGTGTACATCGCCAATAAAAATCGAGTCACCAATCAGCGGATCAACGAGATGGAGGCCGGGCTCGAATCCAAGATCGACGACCACAGCGAGCGCCTGTCGCATCTTGAGGCACGTGCCGATGGCGCGCCTACGCATAACGATCTGAGCGCGCTGCACGAAAAAATCAACAAGGTCGGCGAGGACGTCAAGGGCATCGGCGGCCAGTTCGAGGGTGTCAAAAATCTTCTTAACACGATTCATCAATATTTACTGGCGGGGCGTAAATGAACTACACCGATGCAATCGCCGCCGACCGGCGGTTCCTGATCTTGAAGGCGCTGGCGTCGACCACGGGCTACGGCGCCAACGACACGCTGCTGGCCGCCTTTCTTGATTCGATGGGGCACGCCGTCTCAGCAGACCTGCTGGGCGGCGAGCTGGCCTGGCTCGCCGAGCAGGGTTTTGTCGAGCGTCGCGATGCGGCAGTACGGCTCACCCAGCGCGGCGCGGATGTCGCCGGCGGACGTTCGAGCCACCCTGGCGTGCGCCGTCCGCGGCCTGGCGAATAGCATGGGCCAGCGCTCGAAAATCTCCGGCCTGCCCCCGGCCGTCAAGGCCTGGCTCGACACCGCCCTGGTGGAGGGCAACTTCAGCGGCTACGAGCTGCTCGAAGCCGACCTGAAGGCGCGCGGCTACGACATCGGAAAAAGCAGCATCCACCGTTACGGCAGCGCCTTCGAACAAAAGCTGGCGACGCTCAAGCTCGCCAGCGAGCAGGCCAAGGCCGTGGTCAAGGCCACCGGCGACGATGAAGGCGCGGTCAGCGAGGCCCTGATGCTGATGGTGCAGGAGCACCTGTTCAACCTGCTCAACAGCAGCGACCGCGATGCGATCGACCTGCCGAAGGTGGCGCGGGCCGTGGCCGATCTGGGCCGGACCACCGTCACCCAGAAGAAATGGCAGGCCGACGTGCGCGCCAAGGCCGCGGCAGCCGCCGATGCCGCCGAGAAGATTGCCAAGAAGGGCGGGCTCTCCGCCGCCTCGGTGGCCGAGATCCGCCGCAGCATCCTGGGCATCGCCACGTGAGAACGTCTCGGGCCGTCGCGCCCAATCCGCTCGCCGCCGCGCTCTCCGTTATCGGCTCCGACGAATCGGCGCCGGTAACGCTTCTGGGCTACCAGCAGCGCTGGGTCGCGGATCAGGCGCAGCTCAAGATCGCCGAGAAGAGCCGCCGCGTCGGCCTGACCTGGGCCGAGGCGGCGGACAACGTCCTGACCGCATCAAGTGATGGCGGTTCGAATGTGTTCTACATCAGCGCCACGCAGGACATGGCGCTGGAGTACATCGAGGCCTGCGCCATGTGGGCGCGCGCCTTCGATATGGCGGCGGGCCAGATCGAGGAGGGCATCTTCCTCGACGGCGAAAAGGAAATCAAAACCTACCGCATCGACTTCCCCAAGTCCGGCCACCGCATCCTGGCACTGTCCAGCCGCCCGGCGAATCTCCGCGGCAAGCAGGGCCTGGTGGTGATCGACGAGGCCGCCTTCGCCCAGGATCTGGCCGGCCTGATCAAGGCCGCGATGGCCATGCTGATGTGGGGCGACAAGGTGCACATCATCAGCACCCACAATGGCGACGACAGCCGCTTCGCCGAACTGATCAATGAGGTGCGCTCGGGCAAGCGGCCGGGGTCGGTACACCGCATCACCTTTGCCGATGCCGTGGCCGACGGCCTGTTCCGCCGCGTGTGCCTGCGCAAGAACAAGCCCTGGACCAAGGAAGCCGAAGACGCCTGGGTGCGCGATGTGCGCAGCTACTATGGCGACGACGCCGACGAAGAGCTGGACGTGATCCCGGCCAGGGGCGGCGGCACTTACCTGCCGCTGGCCCTGATCGAGGCGCGCATGGTGGCGCCGGGGCAAACCGTGCCCGTGGTGCGCCAGCGCTGGCCGGTCGAATTCAGCCTGCTGCCCGAGCCGATCCGTAACGCCGAGGTGGCCGCCTGGTGCCAGGAACACCTGGCGCCGGTGCTGGCCCGGCTCAACATCGAGCGCCGCCACGGCTTCGGCGAAGACTTCGCCCGGATTGGCGACCTGACCACCATCACCGCACTCGAAGAGGGCAAGGATCTGGTGCGCCGCCCGCGCCTGGTGGTGGAGCTGGGCGGCTGCCCGTTCGCCCAGCAGCGCCAGATCCTCGCCTTCATCGTCAATCGCCTGCCGCGCTTCTTTCACGGCGCGCTCGACGCCAGCGGCAACGGTGCCGAGCTGGCCGAGTACGCCGCTGACACCTGGGGCCACAGCCGCATCGACCAGGTCAAGCTGTCCGACGCCTTCTACCTGGAACAGATGCCGCGCTTCAAGGCCGCCCTGGAAGACGCCACGCTGGACGCCCTGCCGCGCGACGACCAGCACCGCGACGACCTGCGCGCGTTGAAGAAGATCAACGGCGTGCCCAAGCTGGGCAAGGCCAAGACGCAGACCGCTGACGGCAAGAAGGTGCAGCGCCACGGCGACTTCGCCATCTCGCTGTTCCTCGGCCACTACGCCATGACGCGCGAGGGAGAGGGCGGGCGCTGCGACGGCTACACGGCCATGCCGCGGCGCTCAGCGGGCAACAGCGAGGGCGGCCGCGGCGATCGCAGTGACGACTACGGCGGCAGCGCCTCCCGGAGAATGCTATGAACAAGATCCTTGACCAGTACGGCGAACCCATCGCGCGCAGCACCCTGGCCGAAGTCCTCAGCGAGCCGCAGACCAGCCGCGTCGCCACCCTGGAGAACCAATACCTGACGCCCATGCTGTCGGGCCTCACGCCGTCGCGCATGGGTGCGATCATGCGCGCCGCCGACAACGGCGACCTCACCGAGCAGCACCGCCTGTTCGCCGACATGGAAGAGCGCGACGCGCATGTCCTGTGCGAAATGGGCAAGCGCAAGTTGGCGGTGATGGATCTGGACTGGGACATCGTCCCGCCCAGGAACGCCAGCGCCGCCGAGAAGGCCAACGCCGAGTGGCTCAAGGAAGTCCTGACCGACGCCGTCGATCCCTTCGAGGATCTGCTGCTGGCGCAGATGGAGGGCGTCGGCCACGGCTTTGCCGCCGTCGAGCTGGAGTGGCGCCAGGAGGGAAAAGACTGGCTGCCCGCCTTCCACCCGCGCCCACAGGAGTGGTTCCGTCTGTCGCAGGACCGCCGCGCCCTGCACCTGCAGGACGCCAGCGCCGATGGCGCGAAGTTGAAGCCCTTCGGCTGGGTGTTGCACACCCACGGCAAGGCCAAGACGGGCTATCTGGGCCGCATGGGCCTCTACCGCGCCCTGGTCTGGCCCTTCCTCTACAAGGCCTACGGCATCGGCGACTTTGCCGAATTCCTCGAAACCTACGGCCTGCCCATCGTCATGGGCAAGTACTACAACGGCGCCAGCGCCGACGAGAAGGCCAGCCTGATGCGCGCGGTCACCGCCCTGGGCCACGACGCCCGCGCCATCATGCCGGCCGACATGAGCATCGAGATCGCCAAGATCGCCGCCGATGGCAGCGGCACGCCGCACCTGGCGATGGTGGCCTGGGCCGA